CCCAGTAAAGGCATGCTCGATAGTGACGGATGTATGACCACCACCACCCGTACCGGGCGTCCATGCCGTACCATTCCACACCAGCGTCTGTCCCACCGTCGGTGCAATAGCAGCAACCGGATTGCCCTGAAGCGAGGTCGCGTTGCCGGACCCACCGACCGCTCGCCCAATCTGTGCATTGGGCGAGGCGGTTAGGGTAAGCGAGATGGATGTAGCTGTAAATGTGCCTGAAGTGACAAACTCAACATGCGTCAGCGTCCCGCAGTTGAACTGATAGATTCCGCCCGTTGTCACCGTCACGGTGGAATTCGTTGTTTGATTCGCGGGACTATAGATGGGGATAACGCCGTAGGTAACGCCCCCATCCGCGCTACCCATAACACCGAACGTAGCCGTGGTCAGTGCCGTGCCTGAAACACTGATAGAGCACATCGACCAACTTGCCTTAGCGGTAGCAATCGGTGAACTTGTCTGACCCGTGGCAGTGAACGTAATAGCCGGAATAAATATCTGGTTTCCGTATGGATTCTGAGAAATACCTACGAGGCTAAAACTCAGGAACAAAAATATATGCAAAAATCTTTTCATAATCCTCATTAACTTGCTACCTTTGGCGTGAATGCGCATCCTGAAGAATAGTTTAGAACATTTGTGCTTTGATACAGATACATCGAAACTGTTACTCCGTTAGCATTCACAAACGAAACCGACGTTGGGGAGTTGACCACAAAAGGGAAACCATTGCAAGCATCGGTGAACGTGTGCGATCCGCCAAGCAGAAGAAGATATATATTCTGACTAGAAGGCGTGTACGAACCAAGTGTCTGCCCTATTGTCTCTGCTCCCAATCCCAGACTAGACAACGCATCGCCTGTACTGAGGACTGCTGTAGTCCCTGATGCCGTCACCGTTGATGTAGCACCAGCCGCTCCAACTCCACCAAAGATTCTAGGATTCCACGTCATCGACTGTGTTGCAGTCGGAGAAGTTGATCCATTGCTTGCGGTCAAGGTGAACGTAGTAGTCGTGGCGAAAGAGTGACTAAAACTGCCAACGATGGTCCCGCTGGTAAACGGAGAAGACAAAATCAAGGGGGAATCTACATTGTCACTATTGATTATGTAGGCACTTGTCGGCGTAGACGAATAAGTCGCACTGCAAGTCGGATTAGTAATCGTCGCGCCAAGTTCAAGAGACGAGCTGCATCCCGTAAACGAGTTGATCGTGAATACTCCACCTGTGAGATTGATGTTAATCGTATTGCCGCTAGTGGTACAGCTAAGTCCAGTACCGCAAGCAATCGTTAATGCGCCCGATAGTGAGTTCAAAGAAGTAACGCCCGATGTGGCTCCGTTCGCTGCCGCGCTAATTCTTCCGTCAGGTTGGACCGTAATTGTTGGGTTGGTGTATGTCCCTGCTGTAACCCCCGTCGGAGTGATCGTTGTCGCTTGTACCCCTACTCCCGGCCCAGCAGTGACCGGCCCAGTAAGCTGAGTAATCCCAGAACCGCCACCGCCACTGCCTAGAGGAGGGGCAAGCAAGGAAAGCTGCGAACTTAGGTCCAACGCCATTCCTGAAACAGTAAAGATTCCAGAGAAGCATCGTTGCGGGGGAATCGTACCTCCGTTGGGAAATGGCCTCTGAGAACACACGTTGAAGTTGTATTGCGTACCCGATGGATTCGGCGATGCGGGAGCTGTAAACGCCGTGTTGGGCATAACTGAAGCCGTCATCACGCCGTATGCGCTGCAATTTCCTGACACCGGAGGATCGTTGAACGGAATCGAACCAACATAGACAAGAGACGTAGAAATGTCCTGTCCAGTCGAAGAAACCAAAGAGATCGTGTACGAGCAGTTCTGATACAGAGAACTGTCCGCAGCACTGCGAATCGTTGCCGTAACAACGGTATTCTGCGCGAATGAGGATGTTGCCAGAAATGCCAGTAACAAAAGTCTCTTCATTGGTTTGCCCCTTGCATCTTGTCTACTACTTGTTGATATGATAGCGGTTGTTTTGCTGTTGCTGCAATTCCAAGTAAAGCTCCGGCAGCGGGAGGAATCTTTATTCCTCTAGTCTGAGCCTGTTTTGCCAGTTCAGTAAAACCGCGTCTTTGATCCTCTGGCAACCGCATCACCTGCTGAACGTCTTCAGGAGTAAGATTCGATAGAGCATTTACGACGCTAGGGTGAGCAAGAACTCCAGCGTATAAATCCTTCCCTTTTGAGTACCCAAGACGACCAGCTACGTCTATTCCAATCTCTGCTGGATTCCCAGCTAAAACTCCGCGTAATCCATCAAGAACAGCGATGAATGTAGCGACGTGACCAGACGTTCCCTTGATTTTGTCTGCATTGTCGAGAACCTTGTCTGCCTTCATCTGCATTACCGATTCGGGGGTTAGAACTTTCTTGTTCGGCTTTACCGTTTTCGCTTTCAATTCCTGTTTAGCATTAGGCAACGGCTTCATTTCAGGTGCGTTCGGTTCCGCTCCAGCTTTCACGCGAGCGGGATGCTGGGGAATCTTTGGCGCAGCGAGAGATTCGGAGGTTCTTCCTAGTTGACGGTATCGGTCTAAAATAGCTGGATTGGAACCTTTAGACCGATACTTCGCTGCCTGTTGAAGAAGAACATCTCCATATTTTCCATTCAACTGAGCCTCAAGATCGGCGGGTACTTGTGCATGGACTACACGAGCCAATGGAGACCCTCCAGCCGTACTCATGCTGCTTAGGTCGTCGAAATCTTTTTTGTACTGCGACCAATCATTCTTCAGGCCGGAATACTCTCCCCCTAAACCTCGGCTTGTAGCAGCCTCCTTCAACTGAGTATCAAGAGCACCGTGAACCTCTTGCAATGCTTTCCATACGTTCCCCGGAAGATTGCTCCCATACATCTTGTCACCGATATTTGTAAAGTGGGTTCTAGCCTCTTGCCAAGAAAGATTCTGTGGCATAGGTTTTACACCTGTTGCCGTATCAGCAAGCGGACCAGTTTCAATACGCCCCATCAGGTCGTTGAACATCTTTAGATCGTCTGGAGAGCCGACCAGATACTTAGAACGAGCATCTTCGATAGCATCAGCAATGGGCTTCTGCTTCACCGGACGCATATCTATACCCTTATCGGTAATAGACGGCTTCTCCATCTTTGAACGCAGTCCATTCCATCGCGCGTCTAATGATGTGCGAGCCGCGTCTCTAGTCTTCTGCAAGTTTTCTAATCCGAGACGAGCATATTCTTTCTGCGCTCGGTTGATTACCTGCTTCTTCGCTTCTACTCCTTGTGCCGTCCGTTCTGCCTGACGAACTGCGTGTTCTTTCTCGGCCCAAGCGGTTCTATCGGAAGCAAGTTTTTTGGCATTCTCATCAACTTTAGCTTTGTGTTGAGCAATCCTAGCAGCATTCTGGTCTTCAACAGTTTTTTTTCTAGATTCGTAAGCCTCTCTCCTCTGTTGATTCAAAGAGGAAACTCTTTCTTTGTTGGAAGCTGTTTTCTTTGTCGCCGCCGCCTCTTCTGCGGCATTCTCTGAAGCAGTTTTAGACACAAACTTGCCTACATCTGCCGGAGTAGTTCCCGTCTTTGAAGCCAGCTTTTTCAGGGTATAGTCTTTCAACTCTAGACCACGATTAAATACTCGGCTTACAGTTTCTCCAGCAATAGCACCGGGAACCATTTCCCCAAACTGAGAAGCATAAGATCCAACGGGGTCGTGTCCAAACTGGCTAATCTGCCTTGAACCTTGTTCCGCTATCTGCTCGGCAGTAAGAGGAGTCACGGGGTCAATTATGTGTCTAATTCCTCTAAGGGCATCTCCAGCACCGGCCCCAAACTCATTTAGCAAGTGCTTAGGTTTTACGGCTCCTGAAATACTAGAAGGAGATTCGTGCATAGTTCCAAGTGCAAAATTGTCCTTGTATCTTTGCAAAAACGGCTCAGACTTCGCGGCATAGGAAAAATCTTTAGTAAACCTGTCCTTATCGCCCTGTTCAATCCTGAAACCAGAATGAGTTCTCCCCATAACCTGAGAATACGGAACATCCTCTACCCCATTCGGACCCCTCATCTTGTAGGTTCCTTGATTGTTGGGAGTAGTAGTATTACCAGATGCTCCGGTATCGGGAGCGTCGAGAGTGTACCCCGGTGGTAGTTTGGGAGAAGTATCTATACTGTATCCCTTTGGAAGTGGCATTACTGCACCTTCTTCCCAGTGCTCAAGTCAAACCAAGTATTGCCACCATCATCCGATCCAATCTTGTGACCACCCGGACCAGTAGCGGTTTGCTTGTATGTCTTACCGCTACCTTGCGCTGCACCAAGAGCAGCCGCACCTGATCCGGTAGGAATAGCTCCAACCCCTCTGCTTCCCACTGTCTTCAAAGCCTTATCGAGTTGATCTAATCCGGCTGCTATAGCTTGTGGGTTAGTGGCATTTCTTCCAGCCATATTGTAGATAGCCTCAGAGGCATACTGCGACCTACCGCCAAACACGGCCATTGCGTGATCCGACAATGTGGTAGCAGCAGACCGGAATCTCTGGGCGTCTGGGTCAGTTGAACCAATCCACTGATTGAAATCGTTGAAACGTCCGCTTATAGGTCCAAACAAGTTGGCACGAGAGGCAAGAATTTTCTTCATATCCCCAAGTTGCTCGTGCGCACTCAAAGCAAAGTCCCCACGCTGACGCTCAGAAGCGGTTGGCATCTGCATACGATAATCTATGCTTCCCGGTGCTGTAAGACCACGTCTAGCGGCATCTCCCGCGCTCGTATACACCTCTCTGGTGGGATCGTTGGGGTCTACAGGGGTAACAATCCTGCTCTGGGCAAGCGCAGAATATCCCGCCACCTTAGGGTCTGTGGTCTTGGTCTTTATGAGATCGGCGTATGCTTTCTCGAAAGCCGTATCATCTGGAGAAAGAGGAGTACCCATTGCTTTTCTTTCTCGAATGTCTAAAAATCTTTGATCTGGAGTTTTAGCCTTGTCAACTCCGGCCTCATAAGCGGTTGCCCCCGGTGGTATCGATTCAGGGTTAGCGGCGTCGAAATACTGAATTGATCCATCCGGCATCTTGTATGGCTTTAGGGCTATCTTTGGCCTAGACATTGATACAGCCTGAGCAGGTGACATCCCGCTAGAAATAAGACGAAATGCTTCCATTACTTCAGGATTTGCCGTCTTTTCTGTCCAACCAGAACGACTCAACTGTTCTGCAACTGTTGGATAAGATGCAACGATAGTGTCTTCTTTGAAACCTTCTGGAGTCTGGTAACGCTGCTTCTGCGCTCCCGTTGCATCAACGTAAGGCTCACCAATCTTGATCCACTGCTTCTTTTCTGTATCGAGCTTCTGCTGATTCGTCTTCTGCAAAAGATCGTTGTACCGCTGTTTCTGCTCTGCCTCTATCTGAGCACGACGCTGCTCTACCTCCTGCTGACGTTGCGCTTGGTAAGCAGGCTGCATGTTCCCTACAGCGGTAAGTCCGGCTCCAAAATCGAAAGCCATTATTGCCCCCCTTGATTCGGATTGTAACCGTTTGCCCAAGGATTAGACGGATCGTAACCGTACTCAGTCAGAGGAACAACGCCGGGAGACTGCTGTTGCGGAAACTGGGGTACTCCGCCATTTCCCATCGTAAGTCCAGAACTAGACGGAGCCGCAGAATTGTCTAAGTTTATCTGAGAAGCATTGGCAACCGGCCCAGTTGAAGTCTGAGTGTATCCGGGATCAAGAGCAGCCGTAGTACCTCCACCCTGACCTTGTTGTAGTAGCTTCATCAGCGAACTTAGACCGCCCCCCAACGCGGAGAATGAAGATGCTGGATTAGATTGCCCACCCTCGCCCATCTTCAAAGCGTTCTGAGCCTGCTCCATCCCAGTAGACTGTTGCTGCTGAATGTAGGGGGCAATGGCCTGATTCTGTATCTGCTGTTGCGCAGAAGGAGAAGTCGCCAAACCTCTTTCAGCCGCATACGCCTGAGACTGATTGTTTACTCCCTGAGTTGTCCCAGCCGCCAAAGGTTTAGTAAATCCAGCCGCATACGCCTGCATTTTCTTGGGGTCTTCAGACAGTGATCGAACCATGTTTTGATACTTTTGGTTCTCGTAGCTGTTGTACAAACCAGAACCAGCGGACGCAATACCTGTACCAGCCTGTACCGCATTGGCGGCGGTCGGAGTTTTTAGAGCGGACATAATTGAAGACATTCCTGAAGATATTCCAGACATTGATTACTCCTTATGATCCACCAGAAAAACTACTGCTAGAGGTTCCGGTGCTGTTTCCACCACCTTGCAATTTTGCTAGAATCTCTTGAATAGAAGCGTTTGATGCGTTGGTTGCGCCTGTCGTAGATTCGGTATTTGATGCACTGTTAGCGTTAGCTGTTCCTGTTGAACTGGTTGTCCCTGTAACCTTAGCTAGAAGATCGGCAAAGGAATCAGCCCCCGTACCCGTAAGAGAGCCACCTGTTTGTGCTTGGGCATTTGGACTAGCTGCTGCCAGAGCCTCTTTTTTCTGTGTAGCCGCAGTTTGAGCGGCAGTTTTTGCCGCAGCCGATTGAGACGCCGCATTAGCATCTCTTGTCTGTCCCGACTCGTAGGCATTCACCCCAAGAGACGCCCCAGTTCCAGCAGCGGCTATTGCTGATGAAATAATTGCTGCGGTTCCTGCCGATATTCCCGACATACTCACTCTCCCGTTATCGTCACGATGTCGTCATTGTTTGTCCGTGACAGTAAACTTTCTACTTCATCCGTAAATTGAGATTCTGCTTCCTCTACAGTTTTTGCAGATGAAGGAAAAATCATGGTCAACTCTATATCCGTTCTGGTAAAGTATACCGTTTTCCTGCCTGCCCCAGCGGGAATTACATTGTAACCCTCGATCAAAACTCCCGAATCACCGGAAAGCACATCGCATACTCCATTCAAAATTATCAAAGTAGGACATTTGATAAGTACGCTTGTGAACAAGTTTCCAGCTGGAATCCTGACAGTTCGAGCATACATCCCAGCATGAAATACGTGTTCTGTTCGGAACTCGATTTGCTCATGCTTTCGTATCTCATCTTCAAGAAGTCGTATTTTATCAATAGTTTCCTCGCTAGTGGCGGGGATAGAATTTCCGATGATAGACAGAGAATCGTTCATGCAACGCTCCTGAGGTAGACGTTGTTGGTATGTCGGTAACGAGCAGAAAGAACCCGATCAAACATACTTCCATCTGGAGCACTATAAAGAAAAGCCTCACAAAAATTATCTTTTGCGTATCCCTCTATGGTTTTCAGTAGATTTCCGCCTATTCCGTTATTTCTTTTGACTCTGGAAATAAATATGCTCTCTGTTGCTGCGATCTTCTTTCCATAGTGCGGAAGAACATATATCAGAACCACAGCAAAACCAACAAGTGTCTTGTCGCTATACACTCCGAACGCCTGAAACCCTCCCGAACTCTCTAGCAACTCGTATAAATCTCTCTGAGGAGTTGGTTTACCCAACTCTGGAATCGAGCATTCTTCGGCATACTCGGCCAATAGCTCCTCAGCATTGGGAGCGTCGAGAATTTCCGAGTATCGAACTTTTCTTATATCAGTCATGGCATCTCTGCTATTCTAGTCGATTATGATACACTAGCCAATCATAATCTTCCCTCCCGGTTTTTCTGAAACCTGCCAGTCCAAACCATCAATCGTCACAACTCCAGTTCCGGTCACGTTCAAGGTCACGATCTGCCCTGTAAACATCAAATCTACGTCAATCTCAAATTGCCCAGAGAAGGGCTGAGGCTGAATATACGTCTGATATGTTTTTGCGGCGTTACCATCGCACTGTGCGGTCACTGTGACTGATGACGCGGTACTCTGCGATGATGTTCCACGGATAATTACTTTCCGATAGAACGCCCTCGCTGAAGACCCTTCTCGATATACGTAAACCGTCCTAAAAGACCATGTGATCGGAGTAGCAGAAGCAGGAAGCGATCCAACCAAAGATGATGCGTCCCAAGACGTGTCTCCTGCGAAGAATCTCTCTAAGGCTCCTGATCCGTCAGCCTTGAATCCCAAAGTAAGCGGGTTTCCCTCTCCGGTTCGAGCCTGCATTAGGGTGGTAATCATCCAAGGCAAGTCCATGATCGTCCAAGCCTGCAAAACCAAGTCGTAAATGAACATCCGAGTAATGTATCCACCTTGACCGACTAGCGGGCAAGCGCAGACGTACATCGGCGGTTTGGCAGACTGAACCCCATACGACAAATAAGCGTATGTGAAGTCGATTCCAACGATGTCGGACTCGTATCCAGTTCCTCCATAGATGTAGGGGCGAATCTCTTCGCTGAGTAACTTATCTTTCACGCCATCAAACAGGCAGAATCCCATGTGAGTAAGTCTAATAATTCCGTACCCAGTGAGAAACTGAATCGACCGAGCTGCAATGCAACCCACATCTGTTTGTGATTGGATGATCTGAAAATCTGTTGCCCCAAACACTCCAAGAATCTGATACGTTGAAAACTCTTTGAACACTACAAGAGAGCCAGTCGGGGCAATCCCAACCTCTGCAATGGTAAAAGTGGTCAATCCAGTAATCTGTGTTCCGTCATCCTTACCAATGAATGCTACGTTTGCAGGATTCCAAGAGTTAGGATTTCCTGCATCTGACATTTTTATGCAGGTAGGTCCGTCCAACTGATCCGTTGTCGTCTCTGTCGAGGTATTCGCAATCCAAAGCGAACCAGCATAAACAATTCCATGAGCTGCTCCACGTGGAACAATCGTAGAAACCGTTCCCGTATTCTTCCAGATAACTTGCCCATCGTAAACCGTTGCGTTTAGTGTTGTAGGCCAAGATGTAGGCTGGGATGATCCACTAACACCGGCCTGAGTGCAGTTGAACGTATAATTTGTCCCGCTAATCAGAACCGCAATGTTATCACCAACCGACCAAGATACAGACGCTTCCCAATTCGGATAAGTTGACTGAAAAGTGTTTTTTAGAGAAGTACAGACAGCAGACCCCAACAATGACGGATCGCATTGCTGGGGAGCATAGCCGTTTCCAAGAATCAAAATGCAAAGGACTTCAGGTAATGCCTGAGCAGGAGGAACCGCAGTAGTCACTCCTGCAAACTGAATAACTTGAGGAATTGGGCAGCAGTATCCAGCAGTACCGCCATAAGGAGTGAACGAGTATGCCGATACAACTTTTATGTCAGTTGAAACCATTGTAGCTGTTGCTAATACTTCATCGTGTCCAGCGTATGTAGTCGCTGTAGCCGATATTCGGAATTGTAAAAGGTTCAAATTGGTAATTCCATTTAGAACAGCAGTGTAGTCGAGGGGGCCATAGTTTAGAGTGTAAGCATCTTCTGTAGATTTGCTGGCGCTTATCGGATAAAAAGTGGTCCATGACGAACCAGAATCAACGCTGTATTGAAAACTTATGCTTGCAACTTGAGTATTCGGATGATTTGTCGCAAAGAAAATAAGTCCCGTCAACGTAAAATCAGCAGTAACAGACTGAGAACCGCTAATAACTACAGACGGAAATCCACTTATGCTCGAAGAATAGTTAGTTACCGATGCTGATCCTCCATATCCTATAGCGTCTGCTACTACATTTACTGTATTGCTTCCATACGTTGAAGTAGTGTAAGTAGATGTGTTCTGGTAACCCTCTTGAAAAGAAAAGTTAGGGTCTCCGGGGGAAGTCTGCGCCGGTTCTGCGACGAAAGCAGGAAAAGTCTCAGCGGTAGCAACAAAATTTACCTGTTTCGACGGGGAAACAATGTTCCCAATCTGTAATTGGTACATGAACGAGTTGTTTCCAACAGGCAACGCGAATAAAGGAGCGGTCGGTAATGGGCTGTTGATGGTAATTGTGTTAGTTGCCACGTTTCCAATCAGAACTCCGTCTCCATTTCCTAGCCCATTAGGAAGATAGTAGACATCATAGGTCGCAGAAGATGGTATTAGGGGCCAATTTAATGTAACCTGATTGTCTCCCGATGTAGGAGTGAACGACACTATTCCAGAAACAGGATCGGAATGCAATCCCCCTTGAATCGCTACAATAGAAAACATCTGACTCACACCGGATGGGAATGCGGAACCTCCACCACCTGTGCTCAAAGAGTAAGTGATTCCTGAGATATTTGGAAGAGAATACGATTCCTGAGAAGTTAGTGCTGGATAGTAAGGGTACTGACCAGACGCAAAGTTTGCAAAAGTTCCTGAAGCAACAGAAAACGAGAACGGACCTACCGTTTGTAGTGACCCTCTCTGAGTGAATCCAAGATTCGATGCACGAGCAACCGTAGACTGAGGCTGACTCAAAGCACCAGTGCCAGCATTTACTCCCTTCGTCCATCTCTTTTGCGAAACAGTTTTGAACTTTGCCATCTACTTCCTATTCTTGATTCGACCTTCTTTTCGCAAATAAGACAACTGAATTGCTCTGGCCTGCTTCTTGTTCTTGACGATCTTACCGCCACGTCCTGAATGCAACTTGTGCGCTCGAAAATCTTTCATTATTTCACTTTACGGCATACTTCCTCCATTTATTTGATTATAACCCCTCCAAATGGACTTCCAAAACCACTTAAAATTTCACACCCTCCTCCACCTCCTACTTGTGTTTGACGTGGTCCCATCGGTTGACGCATTCCCTTAATTGACGAGCATATCTGTAAGAACCGTTCAAACTCTGCCTTTGCACCACTGTCGTCTTGCTCTGCGAGTTTGAATCGGTGAGTAAGATAACTTCTGATTGCATCCTCGAATGCCGGAGGGCAGGTAAACACGAAAGCTGATTGCCCCTTTTGGTACTGCTGTGGCATTCTGAATCCGGTCAAATAAGCGTTCACCTCGTACACGGGAGTATTGACGGGCCACGCTTGCGGCTGAGTCCCGCCTAGTCCCCTTGTGAGCGCAGATATTGAGGCTGTACCGAGAGTTGAGTAGTACACCATCTCGCAGGAATTAGGCCCAACCAATGCAGTCGGTGGATATGTTCCAAGAAGGATCAGTCCAAATCCAAGAACAAACCCATTCGCCCCAAAGTTGACGTTGATCGACGTATCGGTTGCCGTCGCCGCTGTTGAAAGAATTCCCGAACCTGAAGTCCTGTCCGGCTGAGGCCACAACTCTACAATCTGACGGTCTGAAGACGTGTTTACGGTTCCGACACCAGTTAGTCCAGTAACCGGAGAGTGTCGAAATATCTGCTGTTTGGTTCCCGCCGCAAATGGATACCCGTCATAGAACTGGTTATCCACCTTCAACCACTGCCCTACAAGCTGATACTGTGCCGTTCCCTGAGTAGAAGGGAATCCTGTTACGTCTCGGACACCACCTGTCTGCTGTCCCATCAGCTTCAACCCGTCAGAAAGCCAACGGTAAATCAGGGAAGCCGACAGAATATCTCCATCCGTATCTGGGCAATAGGCTCTGGAAATAGTTGGGGGAAAAGACTGCTGGATTATAGATCCGCTCGAAATCGTGACGGTTGCCGTGCCTGAAGGAGTTGCAATCAGGGTTTCTACATACTGATCCTCTCCACCGGGAGTCGATGAGAAATAAACACGCACAGAAGTCGCAAGATACGAGCATGTAACTGTTGCAACTACATTGAATGCAGCCGGATTCGTAACTGTTTGCTCAACAGTTGCCGCCGTCTCTCCCCAGTAGGTACTCTGTGTCGCTTTCACATATACCGTTTGCCCAGCCGAGAACAGAGTAGGAGCAGTAGTATTTGTGGTCACAGACAGAACCGGAACCTGTAGAGTTTGGCAGGGGTCTGGAGCAAGTTCACGAAGTCCAATAATTATATCCCCGACTAGACTCAATATCCACCTCTAAAAGTAAGCCCCCACCCCGCACGAAGCAGGACGGGGGCATGTTGTGTAAGAATCAATCGTTAGACTAGCGATACTTCAGCATCAATCGGTAGAGAGGTAATGGTTCCGCCTCCGGTAACAACAAAATTGACAGCCGTGATTGAAACATCGGTTTTGAATTCACCAGTGTAGTCATAGAATCCATTAGCGGCAGCAGCGGGAATGCTCGCCACATCCCACACATTTGTACCATCTGTGACCTGCACAACCAATGCAACAGTTGCGGTTGAGGTTGCATTAGTAATGCGAAGGTGCCACTTACCAGAAGTAGGAGCAGGACCGCCTCCCGTGTTGAAAGCAGTCCCACCCGTTGATGGGGTTGTTGAAGTATTAGCAATAACCAGTGTATTGGCTCCGGTCGCAGTCGGAGTCTGGGTTACTGCCCCGTAGAAAGACCCGGAACCGAATCCCGGCATTGCTTGCGAAATCGGATTTGCAAATGGAAGAGCCATAATTTCTCCTTAGTTGGGAAGTCCAGTTACCGGGCAGTTCATGCGCGGAGAGATGCAGGAAAGGTTCCATGTCAGATACATCGTTGACACCAAGACGCGCTGATTACTCGGCTTGATGAACGGATCGACATTGAAGTAATCAGCCTCATGGAAGACGGGGAAGATGTACTTCGAGTTCAGGAACAACGCCTCACCAGTGGTAGCGAAATAATCCGGTACCGTTACGGCGTTGTTGAATAGGAAGTGGTTGCGGAATCCAACCTGCAAAGCTTCGTCGTCCTGCATTCCCTGACCAAATCGGATGTTTGCCGTGAAATTGGCCTTGAATGCAGCATAGTTCGCTCGATTCATGGTCAATAGATCAGGCTCATCATATCCCCAAGTAATCGACTGATAAGCAGGCTCAAAAATAGCCGGAGTCACCGCCCCACCTGAAGGAACCGCAGCACCAGCCAACCAGAACGAGTTGGCCGAAGTCGCTCGGTTGATACCAGCAATCGTGTTGGTCGTCGAAACAACCCACGAATTGAGATCGTCAACATCAAGAGACGTGTTCTGGGGAGAAGTATGCCAGAGAGCACGAGACAACTTCTGAAGGAAGGATGCCGATGCTGTCTGATACTTCGCCTTGATGAGGTCAAGGTTCCCCGCTCCGCCACGGTTCAGAATAATGTCCGTGACTGGAATGACAATCGGCTGGCGGTAAGGCTTCCACTGCTGGTTAGCAGGCTGGATGGAATCGACAACAGACGTATCAAGCAACTGATCGCCATAGTACGCCCCACCCGGAAGCTCTTCCTGATAGATTTCAGGGAAGACAAGTTCGCCAGCGCCAAACTTTTTGCCTTCACGCGTCAGTGCCCAGAATACAGGCGACGGCTTGAATACATTGTCTCCGAGTACCGGAACAATATACTTCTGGCTGATTGCATTCACCGTGTTTGAAAGTTGCACTGGGGGAGAAGCTAGTCCCAGGCCAACGACCGAATTTGCCATGCTCGTATCCTCTCTAGTTCATATACTGCGCAGCAGATGCCCAAATCTGGTCATCCTGTGAAGCCGCCGCGATTGCATCATCCAACGAAAGAGTATGACCCTTGTCGTCAGTAGTCTTGAAACCTGTATCAGCCACTCTCGGCCCATGAATTCCGGGACGAGACATGCTAGCCAAAGCCTTCTTGTCTTCTGCCAACTTCTCACCACTCTTGACGAGTTCTGCCTTATCGGCTTCCTTGCGAGCATCCCACGTCAGACGGTCCACGGCGGAAGCAATATCAAGACGGCCTACATCGTCAGTCAGCTTTCGCTCTGTAGCGAAATTGACTGCCTGCTCAAGAGTGACCTTCCCGCGAATTGATTCAGGAAGTGCCGCAACTTCACGCTGGAAAGTCGAATGATAATTGTCTCCTAGATAGCCTTTTACGGCCTGCTGGGTAGCAGTTGCAATGCGCTGTACCTGCTGACGTAACTCGGTAATTTCAGCGGCCTGTTTTGCAGCCTGAGCCTGAGTCTGACGAACCAACGGACCAAACAAAGGATCGTTCTCGTCCATTCCGGTCTGCTCGGTAACATGCTGCGCGACCTGCTGATGAGTCGGAATAACAGGGTTCAAGTCATTGTCAAGCAAACCAGCCTGACGAAGAGTAGAAACACGCTGCATTACCCCTTGCTCCGCCTGCTCCAACTGCTGAGAACGAGTCAAAAGGGCTTGACGCTCACTTGCCGCCATTGACCGCATCTCTCCAACCGACGCCGAAGAACCATCGGGAAGAGAGATTACCATGTCATCGGGATAAGTTCCGCTAGTCAAAATATCTTTGAGTGCCATCTAATTAAGCTCCCTGTGCAAACTGCTGTAGTCCTTGTGTCTGTTCTTGACCACGCGGAGGCTGTCCTGCATTGTTGGCTATCGGACTTTGAACGGTGGATGCAGTTTCCGCCGCCTTCTCGCATTCCTTGATAGCCGAATCAAGATACTTCTGAGCCTGAGCCACGTTGCGAGAAACCTCTGGAATCGTGAAAGCAGCGCGAGGATAGATCGCTACAAGCTGACTCTTGATCTGCTGCATAATCTTCAAAAGAGAGTTGGGGTCTGCACCCTGTAACTCGGCAAGCTGAGTCTGAATCTGTTGCCCTGCCTGATCTGGTTGCTGGTCTTGTCCCGGTTGTCCCGGCTGAGGTTGACCCTGTTGAGGCTGTCCCTGTCCGCCACCGGCCATAGATCCGCCTAGCTTTTGCATAAGCTGACGAGCCATGATTCCGGCTAAAGGATTGGGGGTTGCGCTCATCGTCTGCCTTTACGCTGTGGGATGTTGCGAAAAGAGTTCTTAGGAACACGAGTGTGCGAGGACTTCAGTCCTTTCGATTTAAGACCGGGATTTGCCATTATCGTTTACCTCGCGCCTTACTCGAATCACCCGGAATAAAATTCAACGGGTCTTTGGGCATGGCGATGGGGTTGTTGCGAACTTCTGGACCCCGCTCTTGACCGGGACGCCCAACCGTCAAAGGACTCTTGAGAATCTTTTCATCGAATGTATTGCCGAATTTTTCAGCCATGTCATTATCCTTTTAGTCAATGGAAGCCCCATCTCTGAGGCTCCCATTGGGAGTGCAAGAGGGGCATCCTATCGTCTCGTTGCCGGTCTACGAATCTTTCGTCTTCCGCCACGTTTGGCCATAGAATCTCCTTCGCTACGCGAGTTACGACCCGCAACGGTTAAGACAATGGGCGCGAAGGCCAGCACTACATTGTCTGAATGAGTTACCGAGAACTCTTTCGTGAGTTCTTGGCAGCCAGAGAACGTGCATCACGCAAAAACTTCTTCGGGTTTTTAAAGTCCTTGATGATTTTGTGTGACATACGCTCTCCTCTAATTACTTACGCTTGCTGGTCTTCTTGTCATGACGCTTGCTCTTACGTGCCATATTAGAAGCCCTCCTCTTGCCTCGCTAGGATTTTATCCATCGGAAGCGGATTACGCGCATCACCGTAGATATGGATGAGACATTCCGACTGTTTCGCAATGTAAGCAAAATACGCTTCATCGCTGTCGTATCTCTCTCGACTCGACTTGTGATCGTCGATCATAGGAGCAAGTACGCCATTTACGGCAACCTGAACCTGTACATCGCCATTCCCAAGATCGTTGTATCGAACCAACTCCACGGCAACTTGCATAATTGAAGAGTAGGGCTATGTCATTTGGTTTACAAGGGGTATGGTACAGAACCCCCTAATTAATCATGTCTCCGGGGACAGAGAAATACCATCTACGGCTTGCTCCACCTAGCCTGCCGTGAGATGTTTTATCGAGCAACACGGGAATTCCAAAATCAGCAAAATGCCCTAATTTTGCGTATTTGTAAGCCCACTCAGGGCTTCTACCCATAATCCTAGAAAACTCAGACAGAGTAACCCACTCACGATATGGAGACGGAATACTCATCCCTTCTTTCCATTCTTCACGCGAGCCAACGCGGCAAGTTGCTGCTGTTCTTTTTGTTCAAGCGCAATCTTCTCCGCATTAGGAATACCAAGCATCTGAAGTCCTCTCTCTGTATTCAAAACTCCCGTCTTCATTAGATCAGGAACCATGCGGCGCAATGCAATTTCGCTCAATGGTTGAATCGAATCCTCATCCAACATTAGATCGTAATCATGGGGATCAAGGATTCCTTCCCACTTCACAATATCAGTTGACTTGTCTCCACGGAACGGCATAGAGAACCGATTCATGTATCTTCCCATCGTGTAGAACATACAAGTCGAAAGCTGTGAAATAGTGAACGATTGCAGGCGTCCGGCCAACTGAAGCATTCCAGATGACTGAAGAATAGACGATTCAAATAGTGAAGTTGATACGTTTCCTTGTCCGGGATTTCCTTGTTTTGCCTCAGTCTGTCCCTGAAGGCGTTGCTGCATCTTCAGAAGGTCACTAGGGAACTGATACGCATTAGATGGCAATGCTGGAGATGTACGGCACTCAGGAACCTTTGAATTAGGATTGATCGACTGGACCTCTCCCGGCATTCCACCGAACGATTCAACGTCGATTCCGGTTGATTGGTCAATGAACCATACTCCGTTGTTCAGACGTACAGAATTCTCGTAAAGCTGCGTGTACAGCTTCTCAGCAAGACTCTGAAGCGTAGAAGAGAATCGAGTAACTGGAATACCCCAAGGGCCATACAATGGCGGCAAAGCCCAAACCGGAAATATTGGGAAGAATGGGGATGGTATATCGCTTCTCTTAGGGTATGGATTTGACCCGTCTGAAAGGATATATCCTTCGCATTCAACAATATAACGACCGTTTGGATACTTCCAAAGGAACTCAGGATCAGTCAATGCCCCATCGGGAAGGTTATTTTTATCGACAATTTCTCTCGTGTAATCCTTGCAGAACACATGCCTGACTAGTAAACGAGTATCTGAAGAGGTACGTCCTATCGCCGTTGCCGCACCGGGCATTCCAGGCATAGAGGTCATTGGACCACTAGGCATCTGGAAACCATATCCAGAACCAGTCTGTGAAAGTGTTGCTGATGTTGATCCCGCCCCAGAGATTTTAAGATTCTTTGAAGTTAGCGGCCAACGCTTGCGAATCTCTTCGATGTGCATCCAATCTTCAAAATACAGATAGGACGGATCAAATTCATAATCTGTGGTTGGGTCAAAACCAACGGTACGAGGATCGCGGGACTTTACCCACAAACCGCCCTTGCCATTTCTAAGATCGGGAGAGTAGCAGAGTTGGAGGAATCCAGTTCCGCAATAGCGAGATGTAGTCGTGGCAAAAAGAGTGTGGTAATTGACTCTTGCTTGCTGCCATTGAGCCTGCAAAGCCTTCTCGCGCTCCTCTTCTCTGTCTCCCTTTTTGAAAATGAATACCTGCGGAGATACGTCGGAGATTCGGTTCGAGTCCTCAAGAATGATCTTCTGGAGTTCGGGAACAGATACAGCAGGGCGAAAAGAGGGAACTTCCCCAGTCGGACCCTTCAACGAATATAAGGCTTCTGCCTCAGAGAAAGCGTTCTCTCCGAGAGCTTTGTTGCGAGCCTCATCTGACTGGCGCACCCATTCTTCGATGTGACGCGCTCGACCGTCTCGATATTCGTCAGGCTGAGACTTGCGATTCGTTCGGATGGTATAGATATTTGAGATGGCCTTATCCTATGCGCGTCGTGAGTGCTTCTTTTTTGCTTCCCGTACTTCGCCCTTGCCGGAAAGACCCTTAGAGCGGGCATGTTTAGACCTGAAATGATTGCGGGGATTCTTCTCTGCCTGATCTTTCGTCTCCGCTGCTTCCGCTGTAGTTTGAAACTTTGCTCTGTCCATAAAATCCTCCTGAGACAATACAAACACCCTTCCACTTGAGAGTCAAGAGGTAAGTGCAATACTATCAACAGTTAGCAATTATTGGATAACTTATGCACTAGGGATGTTTTCTCCCCTGAGCCATTCGGCAAGTAGCGTAGCAGGTGTCTTCCCTGTTTCTGTAGTCCTTTTGCGGAACTCTTCGAGCTTCATCAACATCTCGGACAACTCTTTCATCGTCATCACTCCACCATTGACGAGATAGGCAGAATTGTCCGATAAGTCCTTTTGATAGCACTCATAAGCCGCCGACTGGCTGATCTTCCTATTCTCAGAAAATCGCTTACCAATCTCATCAATAATGTTATTGGCTTTCTTTCTATCCTCTGGTGATACCGCTACTTGCGGGTGATCCACGGGTAAATCGCTCCCGTTGTCCTTTTTTGGACGGCCTCGACGTTTGCGGACTCCAGTTTTTTCGACTGCCTTTTCGCTTCCAATTCCGACAACTTTGCTTCGGACGGGACGACTGATCGGTGTTTCTCCAAACTCGGGGTTGAAGTTGTCTCCGAGAAAAGATGTGTAAATATCCATTCGATTGCCTCTGCTTTCTGCTCGTCAGGAAGTTCGATGATGATGCGGTTTCGGTCACGAATTATCAAATTCCCACCAGCCTATTCGGTGAATTTTTCTTCTTGTCGTACCTCTGAAGCATTCTCAGATGGTCATTAGAGTTGAACAGAAGCGCCCCAAATGCCGTAGTACTAGGGTCGTTTACCCAAGTCAACGCTGATGCGTCCTCGGACGTACTGGCCCTGCCAGTAAGAGCAATCTGAGCTGCTGCCAACTCTTCAGCAGTCAACATTACATTTCGAGACTTCCGTTTCTTGCATGTAGTTGGGTGAAACTGTTCTTTCGCAATCCAACCCAATAACCCCGCCATGAAAACATCATCGTGTCCGACTGCCACCTCCCAACGGAAGTTTTCAATTTTAGCCGCTGTCATCTGTGCCACAAAAACCTTGTCTCTTGGAATAGCTTCTTTCCGGTAAAGCGATGTCCTGAAAAGATTGAACATCATTGACCTATATCGTGACGTTGTCTCGAATCCGAACGCTGTACCCGGCTTTCCATCGAACTTATCGTCTCTCCCCTTCCATCGATACTGATTCGGGTAGAAGTGCCTGTCTCTCAGGTCGCGCATCACGACATAGCCAAGTCCATTTAGCTCTACGTTCAAGCAAGCATTGTTGAAGAATCTGCCAATCAATCCGGCGTACTCGGCAAGGGTCTCAGGAGATACTCGGCTCATGTAACGCGCTGCCATGTTTCCCGTCTCTGCGTTCCACATGATGATTGCAGCATAATCCCCCACTCCGATGTTATTCTCGTCACCACGGGCGGTATCAACCCCAGCAAAGTAGTGTTCTCCCGGCTGGGGCATCTCCCATATTGCCAACAAAGATTCATCTGGATGGGTTGATGGTTCAAACTCTGGTCTACCCGTAACAGTATTTTTTACGATTCGTCCATAATGAATCGGATTCATCTTCGACAGTTCTGCAAACTGGACTTCCTGATGAGAGAATGCAGGCTGACCAGATGCGATAAACGCCTCTTGTGGAGTAGATGGGTATTCAGCCCTCCAGTTATCAATCGACGATTCGCACTTCGTATGAAGAGTGTTTCTGAACCACGCAATGCGATCCTTTCCAAGTTTGATCGGCTTCTTTGTGATTGGGTCATAAAGATCGTTCATCAACCACTTTTCGTAGTCGTCAGCCGGAGCATCTTCCGCATCTTCTGGATTTCCTACATAGTTGTCATCCTGAAACCA